TCAGAACCGATGATACGCAAGCCACCCTAATCCGTAAATATTGCGCGAAAAACAAAATTTCGCTTACACAATTATTCGATCAACTTTTAACAAATTTTTTTAATCATGCCTGAATCATTTAAAGCCGCCCTTCCTTATCCAATCAAGTTTTCAACAAGTGAAAACGATTATGAAGATCAAGACAAGTATCCGCAAAAAATGTCTTTGTTTATTCCTTCTGAATCTGTTTCCGCCTTCTGTGAAGAAGTTATGAAAATGGTAGACACCAAACAAAAGAAAGGGAAAGTTTGGGATTATTCCAAGAAAGAAGAAGTCGAAGTTGATGGTATTTACATCAACGCAAAAGCCAAAGAAGGCAAATATGGACTATTCGGCAATATAAATCTTAATTTTATTGAACCTACAGCGGGCGATGATATTCCTTTTTAATCCTTGAATTATTATCGTCTTTTTCTTTTTTAAGACTTATCTTAATTAGTTCTGTTTCGAGATCACCAATCTTTGCAATGCAATTTTTGATGATCTCATCTTTTTGCCAATTTTGCCGCTGATAGTTTACAGCTATATCAAGCAAATATTCAAAGTCAGTTATCTCGGCCAATATCCGCGCCTGAATTTCAAGGTAAAGTTGATCTTCAAGCGTTTCTGTTATGGTAAGCCAATCATCCCAAGCCATAGCAACATGACCTCCTTATATTGAAAATAGGCTAACTTTTGGGGTATTAGTTAGCCCATTTTTTGCAGAGAAGGCACTGACCACCAGATGCCTTACGCCAACCATAACTTAAAGTTATGTAACAGGCCACAACTTTTCTTTAACTAACTTAACGATTTCGTCATCAATATCTGTTTCTGTGGACTTGGCATAATCTTCAAGCAATCCAACGACAAGAGATTTTACAGCGTTTGATTTGACAAAGAACTTCAGTATTGGCTTGATAAATCGAATCATGTTTTTGTAATATATTCTTTTCAACTGTAGACAAATTTGCTAGTTTTAGCAAAAAGCCTTAATTATGGAAGAAGAAGAAACCAAGGATGGGATGAATTGGGTTTCTACTGGAATTCAATTTATCGTGTTGATTTGGTCTTTGGCGGTTATCAGTTTTTCATATTATGGAAACTCGCCAAGGCAAATTGATACCACCTTCGCCGCTGGAATTTTGAGTACGGTTTTAGGAAATTTTGGGCTGAATATCAAAAAAAATGGCGAAAAAAAGAAAAACAAGCTTATAGTAGACAATAAAGACTCCAAAGTAGGTATCAAATGAAAAGATTACTTCCTATTTTATTTTTGCTTCCATCTGCGGCATTTGCCGATATGACGTCAACGATAACGTCATCTGTACAAATAGATGTTCAATCGGCAGCAACAGCGGTTGAAAGGATGGCAAATTCTTATTCTGTTAGTGGTTCAGGGGTAGAAACAACTGACGGAACAACAGCAGGCTTGATTGGCGGCCTTGGCGATGTCACAGACGGCGTAAATGCCTTTACTACAATTACAGCAAGTCAACTTACAGACGGTGAAACCTTCCAATTTCAACAATCTTATTTAGAGGGCGATTCAGTAGAATCATCTGCTGTTACTACAGGTGAAGTTGCTAATTTTTCAAATATTACATCTACAGCGGCAGGCGTTTTATCTGATGGGGCAGCAACAATTGATAATCATGTGATCGAGGTTACAGGGGGTGGGGCAGGCACTTCAATAACAGGACAATATGTGACAACGCTTTCTGTGGATTGATGATTTTCCCAATAACTATAGCCATATTTGCAATAATAATTTATTTTATTTGTTCTTTTGTTTTATATAAAATTTTTTCAAACAGGGCTAATAATTATATGCGTGGATTAAGTAAAAAATGAAATATGAAAAAACTTTTTTATTTATTTTTATTTTATGCAATACCTAGTTATGCGCAGCCCGTCACACCAAATTTTACCACCGGCACGATGTCATCTACGACAAATACAACGACATCAATTTCTGAAACGATTACGTCAACAGATTATTTTGGCAATTCATATGAATATTCAGTTACAGGAACTGGAATATCAACAAATGGCGCTGTTGCCCCAAATACAACAGATGTTTCAGCAACGGTTAACGGTCAACAATATACTTATACAGGGTTAGATTTATCGACAGGCAACAAACCAGTATTCACACTAACAAACCCAACCAGCGGCGCGGCCTTTCAATATTCAGAATCTTACAGGGGTGCTGGCGGGGTATCAAATATAACAACAATAACTCGGCAAATAGAAAGCGAATCAGTAGTTACTTCTACGTCTGTCTTCTCTCAATAGCTTTAACGCCCCTAGAAGCGCTTGCAAACGCTGTCAGCCAATCAAATAATGGCTCAGTGACTAATATGGCAATTCAATCACTGACGGGCAATATGACCACTAATCAATTTGGCGGAAATATCGTTTGTCAGGGTGCAACCCTTACATTTTCGCCTTTCGTCACTTTTGGCGCAAATTACCGAAAGCCTTTTAATCATTATTACACTCTTCCTTATTACGACCCGACAGACGCCGATGAAGATGGCGTTCCCGATAATGCAGGTGATGTCCTGTTTGATGAAATGTTTTATTCAGGAACAAATAAAGATTCTTTTGCAGTTAATACAGGATTTAGTTTAAATTTTACAGTTCCGCTTGATAGAGAATTTCAAAACCAATGCAAGAGCGCAGCAACAACGCAAGTGAAAATTCAACAACAAGTATTAGAGAATAAGCGCCTTGATTGGGCTATAGCGCGTATTAAGGAATGTGGAAAATTAAAACAACAGGGAATATTGATCGCAAAAAATTCAGAATTTTATAATTTATGCGCCGATATTTATATCGACAAAAAACCAAATCAAGTTATTCCGCATACACATGATTTAAGATGATTTTTTTTTTCTAGTAATTAATTTTTTAATAATCGGCTTTATAGCGTTCAAAATTATGGGCGATGATGCGGCTACGAATCCAATCACGGCGGTTGAAATTATTGTCGATACTTCTGGAATATAAGATTCTTGAAATGGAACTGGTTCCCAGATAATAATACATTCATTATTTTCATTTAATTCAAAGGCTTTGACTTTTTCCAATTTTTGAGAATTGGCATATGAGCCAACGCGCAGCGGTTGTTTTGGGTCAGGGCAAGGCGGAATTGTTAAAATGTCTTTTTCTTTATCTTTTGGAATTTCTGGCTGTTTTGTTTCTGGCGGTTTTGGTGTATTTGCTTTTGGCTTTTCTTGTTCCTCTACAATCTCTAATTTTTTAGGATTATATTGCATTGGAATATAAGACGGCATTTTCCCATTAGGGCAACTATAAAAAGCACCGTTTGGATCATCTTCAATTATCTGTGTATTTTTTACAGAACTATCTCGATGAGTTTTTACACATCCAAGAACATCAATTGTCGGCGGGGCTACATTTAAAACACTTGAAGGCGGTATATAAGAATTAATATTTATTGTCGAAATATCTGGAATTTTTATTTGTTTTATTTCCAATTATTTCATAGGTAAAGGAATCGAACCGCCTGTTCTTTTTGGTATTTGTTTGTCAAGCATTTTTGGCATCATCTGTTGCACGTTTACCAAAACTTCATTCATCATGCGATTTTTAAATTGTGGCGAAGTAACGTATTTGTAACCAAAGTAACCTCCGCCTAACATTGACGCGCTAATAATAAAACTTAAAATAGATAATATTTGAGAAATTTTTGCCATGAGAGAAGCCTTTGCCCGTGCATTAGTACCTGTAACTATTATAACTTTTTGCGGAATCTGTGCATTGGCTCCCCTTTATGTGGGGCTGTCAATAATTTCTACCAAGGTACACCAGAACTCACAGTAGGAGTTTTAGATTCTGTTATCTGTGTAGCAATGCCTGTTTCAATAGCTGCTACCTCGTCAGCGCCTATCGCAGCTTTAGCCCATGCAACTGCATTATCTTTTGTAATATCTGCATATGCAGTAAACGATCCAGAGTCTGCCTCAGCAAGTTTTACAGAACCGTAGGCAGAGCCACTATGAACGACAGCCGAGTCACCACTTCCTACAGTTTCAGAATCTTTAGCAGTCCAGTGAACAGCAGTAACAACATCAGATAAACTACCTACAGTTTTTGTTGCATCTAAAGAAAGAATATCCCAAGTAACAGCCATAATAATTAGTTTTTTTTTATTTTACTTTGATTCTATTGTTTGTACAACGTCACTAAGTTTTTCTAACTGTTTCAATGCACCTTGATCTTCTATTATTGGCTGCATTAGTTGATTTTTTTCTTGTACTTTTTGATCTATTTCTTTTTGTAGCATTTGTGCTTTTGCAATATTTAAATCAAGACGAGTTTTTGTTTCGTCATAAAGCTCTTGAGGTGTAGCCATAAAATTTTTGAAAGTTATCCAATTATAATCTTTTAATAAAAAGATAGCTATTAAAGTTTAAATTACGCAACTTTGACAATTATTCTTGCTCGCCCATCAGATTCCAAAGTAATTACTTTACCGACAGATGACATATATTCTGCGATGCTTAAGCTTGCTTCCGCTTTTGCAACACCTGAAATAGTATCTCCACTGCCTTCGGTAGGAATTATATGTTGACCAACAGTAGCACCAGTTACATTTACAGGAACTTGTCCACTAAAAGCTATCCTATCCACCATCTTTCTTGCTGCCTCAAGCTTTTCTTCAAAAGCTGGCAGATCAGAACTATCATCATCTGGTTTTTCTCCTAGAATTTCTTCAGTACCCCAAGCATCGCCTCCAACGTATGAGGGGTTGGTTGATTTGACAACAAAAGAAATAGATTCAGAAAATTTATTTGTTAGCTTTCCGTTTGCATCTATGCCACAAATATCACCTTTTGCGATTGTAAAGTCACCAGATTTTGTCATATATTCAGCGTAGTCATTGCCACTAGCATTGACAGTTCCAGCAGCATTTAATGATCTGTTATTAGTGCTGTGTTTACCAAGTGCTACTGCACAACTCGCTGTATTATGTCCTCCGCTATCAGCACCAAATACCATAACAGAGAAATTAGAGGTGCTATGACCTTGAAATTTCATGAAAGTTTGTCCTTGAGTTTTTGAATCACTAAGAACAACCAAACTTGAAGGTGGTATAAAATTACCAGAACTGTCTATTGTTAAACGATTACTGCCTCCTGTTATCATTCTTAAATCGTCACCATCTGCTCCTATGTAAGGAATACTTGTTGTTGTTGAGTCTTTAAATTCTAAATGCACATATTGATCCCCACTCTCTAATCTCATCACTCCGTTTTGTGTTGCGTGTTTCACATGGACTGCATTACTAGGATTTGTTTCACCGAACCCAACGTTCCCAGTCGAAAGTACGGTTATACGTTGTGTATCACCTGTGAAAAATACCATGTCATCATTGGTAGCTCCCATTGAAGGTTTAGTAGAAGTTGAGTTATCTTTAAAAGCTATTACTACTTGTGCGTCACCTGATTCAAATAGTGCAACTGTGTTTGTTGTTGCGTGTTTTACGTGGAGTTGATTACTTGGTGAGCTAATCCCGATCCCACATCTACCAGAAGAAGAAATTATTAATCTTTCACTAGCATTAACATCAAATGCCAAATCATTGCTGCTGTGATCGTATCTTATTTGCCCTATATTATTATCTTGAGGATCACCAAAAGCTATTCTTGAAGTAGCTGTATTAGGAGTTTTAAAAGTAATTCCTGTGTTGCCTCCATTATTGTCAATAACTAAAGCATCAGCATTAGTATTAATATCTCCACCTGTTAAAGTTCCTGTTTCACAAATATATACTTTTGCAGCTGGTGAATTTGTCCCAAACCCGATCCGATCTGCACTAGCATCTAAATAAAATAAATTAGCATCTGAATCGCCTTCAATTCTAAAATCTACATCTGCGCCACTTTCATTAAATATTGTTGTGGCTCCTAGCTCCATCCTTTCAGTTCCACCAGTTGCCACGTTAAAAGTATTAGCCGCAGAACTAAAAATTCCTGTGTCTAAATCGTCTCTAAAAGCAAGTGCTGGTGTACTTGCTGAACCATCTTCTAAAGTTATTGTACCATCAAGCTGAAACAGTTCTATCCATGCGTTATTACTAGAGTTTCTTATTTTTAATGTTCCTGTTGTGGTATCAGCCCACCATTGATAGGCAACAGTAGTTGATGGACTTGAAGAATTAGAGTTATTTGATTGTATTGCAGCAAGGGCATTATTTAAATCTGTTCTAAATGCCGCACCAGATTGGTTAGCAATATCGTAGTCATGTGTAGCCATTACTAAATCTTTTTATTTAACTATAGAATAACTTATAACTTAAATATAAACATATTTATGTACCTTTACCAAAGCCGATTGCTGTGTATCTAAAATTAAGATTTTTAAAGTTGTTGCTTGAATCTCTTACCTCAATAACGAATTGTGATCCTGTAATAGATGTAATTTTAAAATAATCACCAGTAACAGCACCTTCAAGAGTAATTCCAACTGTTGGTAAAAATGCTGTTGTTGATCCTCCGAGAGATCCAGTGCCTGTAAAAAATGGATTTCCAAAAGTGACAGTTTTAGCTGAAGTACCAGAGGCAATAGAACTATTTACAGTTTCTGTTCTTCGTTTGACGCTTGCTTCATAACCAAGTTCAGTAACATTAATATTTTGTGCGGGGTCATTTGATTCAAGTTCACATTTAAATTTAAATCCTCTTGCAGTATATTCACCATTTGCAAAAGTATTGAACTGAGTAAAGTTTGCTCCATAGGTACAAGAAGTTCCACTTGATATTGTTGCACTAGCACTAGCTGTGACTGTAAAAGTGTTAGCATTTGGTACTGTTTGAATTTCATAGTTGCCGTCTGTAGCACTACCAGCAGTAAAATCTATAACAACAAAATCTCCAGCAGAATATCCATGATCTGTCTTTGTGATGGTGATAGTTGTACCGCTTTGTTCATATGTAGCTGAAACTGAAGTCGCTGGGTCTATATCAGTTGTTGCAACTAAAAGTTTTGCGTTGACATCATCTGCTTGTGTTCCGTCAAAATCAGTCCAAGTATCAATATTTGCAGTTCTAGAATCAATTAAATCATTTACAAAAAGTCCAGATGTAACAAATCTTCTTTTGAGCATCAAATTAAATATTGCTCCCATATCAACCTTGTTTTGAAACTCATAACTACCACTTGAATTAATAGGGCCAGCAAAATCAATATTTGATAAATCATCAATATTTTGTGTTATTGAATCCCATAACAAAGTGCCATCTAATAGAAGTCCATCAAAGGTTGCATCATAGAAAGTATTCACTTTGTCACCTTGAAATGGTGGCGAGTCGGTATCTTCTCTTTCTGTAAGTATTATTTGGTTGGGCTGTGGGTCTGGTGCTGTAACTATTATTCGTGCTGCATTATCTGACCTGTTTCCAGTATCATCAATGAACTTGATACTGTAAGTTCCAGTAAGTGCAGGGACAAGTGTTTCTGTGATATTTCCGGCAAGTTTTGGGATAATTTCTGTAGAGTTTTGAAAAGTTGCAACTGCTGGGTCAACAGAGGGTGTATGACGAACTGATATTGTTCCTCCATGAACTACGTCAACGGAGGTAGAGGGGTTAAAACGTAGTCTGACAAACTGATCTGAAACAGGTTCTAAAGTCAATCCGCTAGGATCTTCCGGTAAAGCTGTTTTTCCAACTGTAGTGAATGATGTGGTAGCAGGGTTTGTGCTTGGCTTTCCAAAAGCATTATAACTAAATACTCTCACTTCATAAGATCCAAGTTGTGTCTCAAAAATTGTAAAATCTGGCCTTGTAACTTTTTGCGAGATAAAATTCTCATTTTTAAATCTATATTGCACCATATATTCAGTTACACCTGATACAGGTTGCCATTGAATAAATAATTTAGAAACAGCACGATTGTTCAATACAACAATTTGTTCAGAGCCTTGCAAGTTGCTAGGCGGTGATTTAAGTGCAGTTAAAGTTGTTATATTTCTTGTTGTTAAAGCTTCACCATCTTCAACATTTGCATACTTTGAGGGATTATGAGCAATAGCGGTAACTTGATAATTCAGCTGACCCACTTCAGTTACACTGATAACTCTAAAAATTTGTAATTGTATAGCAGTGCTTTCAATTACCCATACACTATTTGTTTGAGGTGTTGATGAAAAAGCAGATGAAACTGTAATTGTTGTACCTGATATTGAAGATATTGTTTTTGTCTCAAGAGTACCATCAGATAAAATTACTGATAAAGTGCTATCACCATCAATATTCAAATCAGTATTATTAGAATCATCAATAATTATCTGTGTGGTTGATACACCTGTCTTTATTCTTCCACCTCTGCGTACACCGGCCCTTAATGGATCTGCAATATTAATAACTTGTCCACATCTAACAAGTGTTCCAGCTTCAAGCGTAGTTGTAAAGCTTACTACTTCACTTTCATTGGATTGAGTATAAAGAAACCATTTTGCAAGACGAGTTGCTTGACCCCTTGATGTTGTAGCAAAACCTCTTAGGTTCTTGGTTACAACACCATATTTTGCTTGTAATGCAGTATCTTCGACAGTTTCATATTCAATCTGTTGAGTATCATTATCAAAGTAAGCAACATTTACAACAGTAAATTTAGTTGTTTTTGCTGAGTTTGTATAAGTAAAACCTCCTTCAGTTACGTTTGACAAATTAAATAAATAACTAGGATCTGTTGGTCTATCTTGTGTAATTGAAATTGTACCAGCAGAATAAAAAGGCATGACACGCATTACAGAACACAAATCATTTATAAGACTATATGCTTGTTTTTGATTCTGTATCACTACATTACAAGTAAATCGTGGTTCAAACCCATTAAATCCATCATCTACTTGCTCTGCACTATAAACAGAGGCTGAATAAAAACTAAAAACATCTAATTGACTTGTGTCTATCTGATCGCCAAAACCTTTTGAAGTTGTTAGCAAGTCATATAAAATCCATGCTGGATCATTTGTCCATGCCTTATCAGTTTTGAAAGTCCCATTGAAAGTTCCAGAATATGATAAAGATCCGTCTGTTCTAACTGTTGCATTATGTGGAATTTTTATTTTTGTTCCACGAACTCTGTACATCCTTCTTGGTTGATTTGGAAAGGTTTCAGCATCAAACCTTAAAGCAACATGAGCGGTATTTGCATAGCTCCTTGTTTCAGAAATTTGTTCAGTAATAGATGACCATATTGAGGCATTTTGTAAAGTTGATTCAGTGCTGTCATCTGTAGTTCTATTTACTCTTATAACGACAGGGAAAGAAGTTCCAGAGGAAAAAATTATTTTATAATCTCTAAAATATGTACTTGCAGTTCTACCCTTTACCGTATCTGTTATAACAGTGGTTGTTGTTCCATCATTTTCAATAGTTTGTATGTTTATAGCAACTTCAGCTCCGTTTATATCACCGTTATCTTCAAATTTTTGCAATGATGGAAAGCCTAGAGTGACTCTTACAGAATCAACATTTGAATCAGTAATAGTCCTTGAAACTGGAGTTGATTTTGTAACAGCAACACCAACAGCTGTTTCAGACTCAGAAGATGTTATACCTTCAACATGATTTTGACTTGATGTGCCAAATCTAGGCTGAAAAGTAATATTTTGAAAGTTAAAATCTTCATCACTTGGATTTGTATTACTTGCAGATTGTTGCAATACTTGTACGCCATTTAAAAAAACATCTTTAAGACTTCCTGTATTGTATTCAGTTGATCCTTGACTACCAGTAGCACTTGGAAAGCCCTCAATTTCACCTTCTCCTAATAATTCTACTAACGTTTGAAATTGTTTCGAAGCAAGAACATCTGAAGGTAAATTTGGATCTCTTATAGCTATTCCTTCTTGTATTGTTTTAAAGTCAAACATTAATTTGTACCCTCTACTTGAACCGTATCAATACCAGAACTTATCACAACTGAACCTGTAAATACCTCTCCATAAATGATCGGGACGCAAACACCACTAATCGAAACATTTTGTATGCCCGAAAATGAATATGAATTGGCAGTTTGTGGATCTAATGAACCATCAGACTCGGCTGCACCACCAAAGCCACCACCAGAACTTGACTCAAAAGGTGCGGGGGTCGGTGCTATCAAAGAAGTTACACCATCTATAACTAAATTTGTTGCAACAGCTGTAGCAATATTTCCAACAACAGGGACAGCTGAAACTGCACTAGCCACAGCACCAACACCAGCGGCTACAGCACCAACACCAGATACAACCGCACTACCAACAGTAGCAGCGGTTGTAATCGCAGCACCAGCCACCGCAGAAACAGCGCCAACTGCCGCAGTAGCGACAGAACCAATACCTCCAACAACAGCAGCAACAGCTGGGATTGAACCTGTTGCAATAGGTATAATTTGAATATCACCTTTACCACTCATTGATAAAAAATCAAGAGAAACATCTATATTGTTCATTTTTACTTTGTAATATCCTTGGCTCATATGAGCTTCTACCTCTGGAAAATTACACATCAAAAAACGAATCGCCTCTGCTGGACTTAATACAGCTGCCTCAAAATATGATGAACCAAGAAATTTTCTTAATCTTCCATAAACTTTTATTGTTTTAAGCTGCATACCTGTAAACCCCTCTAAGTGCTTGCTGATAACCTAAATCAAAAGGTTCTCGACAACTTAATCTTCTTATATTATGGTTCAAAATCATATTATCACCAATATAAACAGCAACATGATCTAAATTTCCTGTAGTTGATTGAAATAATAAAACATCACCAACTTGTATATCATCATGTGTAGGTTGTTTTTTAAATCCTGTAATCGGCAAGCCTTTTTCAAATAATGGATTTTCAATAAAATCTTTTATTTTTTTTGGTCTGTCCCATATTTTTAGATCAATATTTTTTGTTTCTTTGTACCAATCATGAATTATTGACCAGCAATCATAAACACCCCAGATAAAACTTCTTCCGATAAGTGATGGTGCTTTCCACCCATTTGGTTCAAAAGAATACCACTCCTTCATCCTTACACTGTAAATATGTGATGGTAAATCTAAATATTCACAACTTGCTTTATCGCTATCAGATGGTTGTGGCGGATCATAAGGGTGTGAATGTACAATACCAATTATTTCTCCTGTATCTTCACATTCCGCCCAATCATCAGGATCAATAATAAAATATTCAAAACCAGATTCAGCAATATTTTTACAAGGCCAATATATTTCCTTCCCTTTGATTATTGCTAACAAGCCACATGATTCTTGCGGCATACATTCTTCAGCGTGTTTTGCAGCTTCAGTCTTCCAAGTCATTTTAAACAAATGAACCCACAGAGGGAAAATCTTTTTTTGTTACTTGACGTTTTGGCGCACGGACTCCCTGAAGATCAAGTGCTGATACAAGTTCAAACTGTACAATATCTCTATTTTCAAGAGTTTTTCTATCAACAAAATAAATTTCCTGTGGTAATTCTGCTGTGCTGTCAGGTGTTCCAAATGGATTTATATTAGAAGGAAAATTTGCAGCGTCTAAAAATCTGCTAAGAGTTCTAATTCTTACAAATTTAGCTCCTTGAAGATCATTAAAAGGTGTTGTAGCATTTACAGTTGACATCAAAGCAGTAATTGTTCCAAGTATATTAGATACAGTTATTACAGGTCTTGGTAAAGTTCCTCGGCCAGAATACTCAAATCCCTCGGCGGAAATAGGAAATTTATCATATGTGTTTCCCTGCCATATTATTGAAGCATTGCTATTCATACCAACACCAGAATGAAACCTTGTAACATTCGTTGATCCATGCAAGGCCGAAACTAAAGTTAAAGTATATAACTCAATAATTGATTTGTTTGTTAATGCCTGTAGTTCTGCTGTAGGTAATCCCATTTACGGTTCAAATACCTCCCTAAAAGTGCAGTTCAATATCGCTCTATTATTAAATGGTATAGTTTTTGTCCAAGATTGACATACAAATTTACCAGCACCAGATAAAGTTACTGAAACATTGCCACTATTAGTTGCACTAGAGGCAGCTGTTACAGTAAATGTATTTTGATCCGCTGCTGTTGCTATCGCAAAATCTCCATCTGTTGCAGAACCTGTAGTGTAATCAATGGTTACTACATCACCAATAGCTAGACCATGATTTGTGATCGTTATAGTTACTGTCGTACCACTTTGACTATATGTCCCTGTTTTTGTGCCGCCCTCTGCTGGTGGTGTAAATGTAAAACTTGCCTGATCGTTTACCCTGCTTCTTAAAAATGCTTCTATGACGTCAGATTCCTCTTCTGATACGTTGAAAGTTAAATCATATACTTTTGGGTCTTGTGTCAAAGGCAGCCCAAACAACGCCCTGAACTCGTAACCATCACCAAGTCTTGTTGACCTGATTCTTGGTGCGCTTGTTTTTCTCATGCTGTAAGCAGGAGTGATACTAGGAAAAGTTGCCATTTATCTAGAAAGTAGACCCCCAGCACGTTTTTCTTTTACAAGTTGCGCTTGAACAGCGGCACCAATAACAGCCCCAAGTGCCTGTGCATCTGTACTGTTGCCAGCCACAGAGGAACCTTGTGCATCTACATTTACTGTCACCATATTTGTAACGTTATCTCCTCCACCTAGTTTGTTGTTTGGAATGATTGTACCAGCAACTTTAGGAACAAATAATTCTGGCCCACGTTCTCCAACGATAGATGCTTTTCCTACTGGTGGCCTACCACCATTTGCAAACAGACCTCCTAAAATACCGCCTAAAAATCCTCCTAAACCTTTACCACTTCCATCTTTTTTAAAGTTATCACTAAAACCACTAAGCATTTTGTCAATCTGTGAGTCAATAATCTTGTCCCTAATTTTATTCAATACATTTGTCATTGCCTGTCCAAACGACTGTGCGCCGGTTATAGAATCTCTTAAATTAGTTTTAATACTGCCTTCTATTTCTAATCCTATATCAGCAAATTTTTGTTTAAGTTCTTCTGCCTTCTTTTTTTCCTCTTCCATCAAATCAATACTTTCTTTTAATTTTTCATTTTTCTCTAAAAGTTTTATTAATTGTTCAGCGTCTTCAGGTTTAAATTGTCTTTTTATGTCAAGAATTTTTTGTTCAAGTGTTATTTGTTCATCTGTTTTTCCAGTAAGTTTTTGTTCTAATCCATTTTGTTCTTTCAAAAATCGAATTGTCATATCATTAAATTTTTTCATGTCTGCTTCTATTTTTTTACGTTTTTTTTCACCTTCCAATATTTTTTTTCTATTTTCTAATTCATCTATATCTCCCTGAATCCTTCTTTTAATTCCTTTTCTTCTTTCAGCATTTAATTCTCTTTGTTTCTTTGTTATTTCAGCGATTATCTCTGCGGCTTCGCCTCCCTCATCTACAGTTATTCCAATTTGTTCATTAAATTGTTTAATTGCATCGGCACTTTCTTTTGCTTCTTTTTTATTTTTAATAAATGCTGTTGTTAATCCACCAACCAACAATACTAAAGCACCAATTCCAAGTCCAGCTAAAGCAATTTTTAAACCCATCAATGAAGAAGTCAAAATAACTATTTTCGTATTTACAAAGGCAATTGCACTTCCAGCAATAGGTAAAACGACAGCAATACTTTTTGCCGCGACAGCAATACCTGTAAATATTGCAGCGGTTGTTCCTATGGGTGAATTTAAAAATGATGTTACTGTCGCAGTCAAATCTGTAATTCCTTTTATGACAGGTAAAACAGCAGGGGCTAATAAATCTCCAAAAGCTCTTGATAAGTTTTCTGCTTCATTTCCTAAATTTTTAAATACTTGTGTTGGATCATTTTCTAACAAAGCCTTTAAAGATGCTGCGCCATCAAGTTCAACTTTTTTTAATGCTCTTATAACAACATCACTTGTCAATTTGCCCTCTGATGCAAATTTCTTTAATCCGCCAACTGTTGTTCCCAATTCAGCAGCAATAGGGGCAAGAATTGTTGGAACCTGTTCGGCAATACTTCTAAATTCATCGCCTTGTAAGCGCCCAGAACCTAAAGCCTGTGCTAATTGTCTAAATGCAGCGGAACTTTCCATCGCTGACGCTCCCGCTAATTTTGCGGCTGTATTAAATCCAATAAATGTTGTTCTTATATCTTCAACACCAACGCCCAAAGGTTGCAAACGCGCAGTAATATTTGTGATTCCCTCAAGCGCTTCTGTTGCACTAAGTCCAAACAATTTTTGTGCCTCTGCCGCAATTTCCTGTGATTTTGCAAAAGTACCAGATGCTTTTGTTAACAATCCAAGTCTTACATTTAATTTTGCAAAATTTGCTGATGTCTGAACAGCCTGTTTTGCGATAGCCGTGAAAGCAACACCCGCAAAAGCCGCTTTAAGTCTTCCTAGATTATTCTGTAATGCGCTTGTTTGCGTTTGTACGCCTTTTAATGCTCTTGTGGCCTGACTACCGTCAACTGTAAGTTTTACATTTGCCTGTGCCACAAATAAAAAAAGCCTTTCTTATATATTACCTTGAATTGTGTTTTTGTCGCTGCAAAGCTCTTTTTTCTTCTTCATGTTTTATTTCATAATATGCAGCCCAATATATCAGTTCTTCTTCTGTAATCAAAGAACGTAATTCTTGAATTGTTTTACCAAGTTCTGTTGCTAGGAATAACTCGAATCTAAACCAGTTATCCCCTTTTATTGTTTTTTTGCTGTATCTATATCCAGTTTTATATCAAACAAAAATAACTCTATTTCATTTAAAATATTTTCTGGAAGTTCTCTTTGCAAATTTGGTGCATCTGCAAGAGCAAAAGCTTTTGTGCCATCTTCTAATTCTGCCATTTGACAAAGTAATTGAGTTGATACTGTAAGAGCCTCATCAGTGCCAGCGACACTTTGCGCTCTTTGTCTATCAAATCTTGTTAACGGCTTGAAATATAAATCAATAACCTTTTCACCCTTAGAATTTTTAAATTCATATTTTCTTCTGGCTGTCATCTGATCTTTATAAGAGTCAGTTAACAGATCAATCGTTCTTTTGTTTGGCATTGGTTAATTAGTTGACTAATAAACTCAATGTATCAGATAGCGCTTGTTATTGCACCACTTGTAATGAAGCTGATATTTATTATTTGAACTTCGCCAAGTGTTGCGCCATATTCTGCCGAAGTAATAATTCCCGCAAAACTGATTTTTTTTGCTGATTGTGCAGAATCAGGAAACAATTCAAACAATGCGTCAGCGGCATCGCCTGTTGTTAAAACATCATCAATAAACGCTTGATAATCAGAGTTTCCAGAAGGGTCATAAATAAGTTCTGCGGAGCCTTCGCCAGAAATCAATCCACCGATAAATGTTTTGGAAGTGTCGCCATTTACTGTTGTTTCCATTGTGTCCTTAGTAATAGATAAAGACCAACTTCTAACGCCTGAAATGTCGGCTTCCGTACCGCCTGCATTTTCAAACATTATTTTGCCAACATCGCCCTTAATCGCAGCCATAACAAAAAAAAGAATTATTTATAAATATATTAACTCTTTTCTGAATTTTTTACATCTTTTTTAGAGTTTTGTTGACTCTCATAATATTTACGACATTCGGGATCCCAATAGTTTGCCTCCCTTCTTCCTTTAACAGCTTCGATTGCGTCAAGCATTTCTTCTGTAATTTCTAGTTTTGCCATGTTTAAAGTTCCTCAAAAATTTCAAAGGTCATTCGCAGTTGCGTTTGAAACTGACCTTCAGGATTTGGATTGTCTACGACCTCCGGCCCGATTGGGCTGTCGAAGATCACACTTGAAACTGTAATTCGATTATATAAATCACGCAACCTTTTGCCGATTGTGTAATTATCGCCTGAACCTATTCCCTGCGGCGTAAATATATTAAAAACAACAATTCCATTTACACGATTCTGTCCGCTTGCATTTCCGAGAGTCAAATAATTACTTTCGCCGAATGTTGTAAGGCATTGAACAAAGGTGGTCACGGCGCTACTATCAAAAGACATATTATGAAAAACAACAGGGATTGCGGGGCTACTGGCAAGCTCTGTCGCAACTCTAGCTTCGATTGTTGCTCTTACTGTATTTAAATCAATAGCGGCCATTATTTACCCCTTATTTGTTTGTAAAGGTCTTGAATTTCGTTTGCAAGTTCTTTTGCCAACAGATCAAGATGTTTTGCTTTCAAACCCTGTTTACTCCTGTATGTACCACCCCAAGACGGTGGTAAACTTGTTCCAAACATAACAGGTTCAGCATATGGAACATTATTGTGAATATGATATTTTTTTTTAAAATTTTCTTTTCCTAATTGATAATTTAAAGTCTTCGGAGGTCTTACTACAGTTCCTTTACCTGATAAGCCGTATTTACCTTCCTTTGCGGGTGCGCCGCTTTCCGCGTTTTCTCCTATCTGCCAAGAAACAGCAAGCCTTCCAGAATCGACAGGCGAGCCTTCTTTGACGATTCGATCTCCTGTTAAGACAGTAACCGACAACAAAGTATTGATTTGTTCTTCTGAATAATCCCCGATTTGGTCAACGCGTATTTTTCTCATGTTCTTAAATAAAGGGTGTAAGAAATATCGGTTCCGCCTGATGTTTTAGTAAGGACGCGAATAATATTATGTACAATACTTGAAATAAGAACCTTATCTTTTGTCGTAGGTTTTGCCGTGACAGCCGCAGCCGATATTGTAATTTTTTTATCTTCCGCCTGAATAAGTTCATTTACTTCACGCAAATTGACATCTTCAAAAACAGCTTTGACAGTTGCATCGCTGTTCGATTCAGAAATAACGCCTGTTGTTGTATTGTAAGAACCCGCAGTAATAGTTCTAATGGTTACGTTCTGACCAAAACCCTCAATTGATGCAACCTTATCAATTGCCTTTTGAATAGCATTTGCGAAGTTTGGCATTAGATTTTATAAGCTATGCAAGCGCCACTTGATAAAGTGATACTTGTAAACAATCCATAAATAGTCTGACCCGCAAGAAAAGTTTCAGAATCAATTGAATTTCCTGAATAATTATGCGAAGCCGTGTTTATTTGTGTATCTTCTTTAAAAAAAATACTTTTGAATCTGCCTGTATGTGCAGCTGTATCTGTGATTAACTCACCGCCAAGTGTGTAATCTGGGTCTGCATTGTACATCGTTAACTCCTTTTAATTGCAATGTTGTTTGGCCCACTGATGCGCAAGCCTGTGAAATAGCGTTCAAATAATGGCGGAACGCGATCAGCGCCAACGGCGCCGCTGAATACGGGTTCGACAGCGACACCGCCAACGCCTACTCTTTTATAATCCTCCAAACCTGATAAGCCAAGCCCATTTCTATTATTGTTCAAATAAACAGCCAATATTGCCTGCGCTCTTTTTACCTGATCTGGAATCTCTGTATCTGTAAAATAATCTGTTGAAATGCGAAAAGGAAATCCGACAGCATATGTATTTACATAAGTATCTGGTTTTCTGACTCCTGTTCGCGGCCATTGTAAAGCCTGCGTATCTGTTGCTCTTGCTCCAAGAAATCTTTCGCGATCAATTCTGACAGTTGCTGTATAAAGTGCGCGATTTTTGTTATCTGTAGTCGAACCATCCCACGCCGCAACGTCATCATCAAGAACAAGTCCTTCAATAATTGCGTTTGCATCATCAAGAGTCAAATAACTATTTGCTGATGCGCTTCCCGCTGTTGCTGTTATGGTTATTGCCATTTTCGACCTTAGATTTGGATTTACGTTTTTTTGTTTTAGTAGGAATAGAAGCCACCACAACAGCAGCTTCTTTTTCCCTAATTCGCTTAAAAGCAAACAATCCCATTAACTTGAAGCACCTTTTAGGGCAACAAAGTTAATTACAATTGCTTCACTCAATGAACCGCCAGAAACGTTTGTAACTGTGATTTCAAAAGAGCCTGCCGCGATTGCTGTGACTCCTACTAAGTAAGAACCCGCAGTTCCGCCAGAACCATGATTAACAACAACAACATCGGTTGCGGCGATTTTATCGTTTGTAACGGTAAAACTTGCTTCAGCCGCCGCGCCAAGCGCCGCGTTGTTCATAGTAATCTGACCTGACTCTGTATTAAGAGTCACACCTGTTGTTTTGTTAGTTGCTTGGGTAACAGTTCCGCCTGTAGTTGGGCCGGCTAGTTTTCCCGCACTAACTTCAAATAAAGATGGCATAATAAGTTACCTCTAGTCCTGATTGCTTACGTTTGTGATCCTGACGATTCCAATATTCTTGGTTTCGTACACCTTCGACCAGTTGCCAACAGTTTCAAGTTGCGCCCTTGTTGGGTTTGTTGTAGTAACAGCCCACTTAGAACCGACAGGATGATATGTGTAATGCAAGTCGATTGACATAGCATCAGACTTTGCGAGAATGTCGCGGTCTGTTTCTGTGGTTAACCCTGCCTGTTCGCCTGAAGCAACAGAACCCGCTGTGAAAGCGTATGTTGAATA